AGTTAACTGGGAACACGCCAACACTGGTATATTCGATTTTACATTACGATCCGGCAATACAATAATGTTAGGAACTTTTAATTACTTAACAGACGGTGTAGATGTTGAAATGAACAGTACTGTTAACAGTTTAGGTGCATTACAACCTTGTTACTTGTCTGCAAGATTACTAGATTCCAATACTGAAGGAAAATATGTAAGTATTGATTATGTAAACGAAACTGCCAATCCTTTTAATTTTTATTATACAGCCAGAGTGTGGAAATCAGCATAAAGCAAATTTGGTCGTTAAGCGCCGCCGGCCGACTAAGAGAGTGGCGCAAATTAAGAATAGGATTAGAGGAACTTTCTTCTAACCACCTTAATACTGCATACACTTGGTGGACACAAGCACCTGCGATTCGCAGGACATTTGACCCATGGAAAATTGATACTTGGCCCAACCCATGGAATCTTTTATATTCTCCTGATTTTTGTCCAAACAGTATTATATTAGGAATTTACTACTCACTTAAACTTGCTGATATTGATATAAACAATATAAGCCTTTGTATAGTTAACGATAAAGAACAAAGGCATAATTGTTTGGCAATTAACGTTGACAATCAAACGGTATTCCTTTATAATAAGCATCTAGCATACGACTCACCGGAAATTGAAATATTAAAAATATTTGAGTCCGATGAATTAGAAAAATTATTTTAAATACTAGCTTTTAACTAGTTGGAGTCTGGCTTAAATATCAAACCACAAAAACAATAACACTCGGAATAATTAATGACAAAAAATATATATGTAACAAAAAGAGACGGAAGCGTTGAGCCTTTGGCAGTAGAAAAATGGCAGGCACAGGTAGCAAAAGTATGCGCCGGTATTGCAGATGTTAGCCAAAGCATGATTGAGATCAAAGCGCAACTGCATTTTTATGATGGCATCACTACTAAAGAAATTGACGGCGTCACCTTACGTGCTATTGTCGATTTGATTGACGTTGAATCAAACCCAGACATTGGACATGTTAACTATCAATACGTGGCAGGTAAGCAACGTTTAAGTATGCTACGCAAAGATGTATATGGCAGTTATACTGTTCCTCACTTATATGAAATAGTAAAAACAAACGTAGCTACTGGATTGTATACCGCAGAACTTCTTGAATGGTATACTGAAGAAGACTGGAATCGAATGAACGACATGTTGGATCATGAAAAAGATGAACAATATGGATATGCGGCTATTGAACAACTGATTGAAAAATACCTAGTTAAAAATCGTAGCACAAAACAAACATATGAGACACCGCAGATTAGATACATGATAGCGGCCGCTACAGTGTTTCATAAAGAAGAACCTAACACGGCCCGTATGCGTTACATAAAGGAATACTACAATGCCGCAAGTGATGGATTATTTACCCTTGCTACTCCCGTCCTTGCTGGTCTCGGTACCCCTACTAAGCAATTCAGTTCGTGCGTACTTATTCGCAGTGATGATGACTTGGATAGTATTTTCGCTAGTGGCGAGATGATGGCCAAGTATGCCAGTAAACGTGCTGGCATTGGTTTGGAGATTGGACGATTGCGTCCATTGGGATCTCCCATCAGAGGTGGTGAGATCATGCACACAGGTATGATACCATTCCTGAAAAAATGGTTCGGAGATTTGCGATCATGTTCACAAGGAGGTATCCGCAATGCTAGTGCTACTGTATTCTATCCTATTTGGCATCATCAGTTTGATGACCTTATTGTACTTAAGAACAACCAAGGAACCGAAGAAACCCGAGTCCGTCATATGGATTATGGGGTTGTGCTTAGTAAGTTCTTCTGGAGACGATTCCGAAACAAAGAAAACATAACATTCTTTGACCCTAACGAAGTGCCAGACTTATATCAAGCATTCTACTCAAATACAAAATTGTTTGAAGAACTATATGTGAAATATGAACGTCAATCAGGTCTACGTAAAAAGACTATGAGTGCTGAAGAAGTATTTAAAAGTGGAATACTAAAAGAACGTACTGACACTGGCCGCATCTATCTAGTGTTTATTGATAATGTACAAAATCAAGGACCGTTTGATCCTGAGTATCACACCATTTACCAGAGTAACCTTTGCTGTGAAATTCTTTTACCTACTAAATCTTTTAAACGTCTGGATGACAGCGATGGTCGTATCGCTCTTTGCACATTGGGCAGTATCAATTGGGGAGCATTCCGCAATCCAGAAGATATGCGCCGTGCTTGTCGAATCCTACAGCGAAGTCTATGCAACATCTTAGACTATCAAGATTTTTTAAGTATCCAAAGTAAACTAAGCAATGACGAAATCCAACCACTGGGCATTGGTATTACAAATTTAGCCTACTGGCACGCCAAGCGTGGACTCAGGTACGGCGAGAAGGATGCACTACAAGATGTTAAAGCATGGATGGAGCATCAAGCGTTTTACCTAACAGAAGCAACTGTTGAATTGGCCAAAGAACGTGGACCATGCACACACAGCGATAAGACACGTTATGGCCAGGGCACATTCCCGTGGGAACTACGTGCAACGGGCGTTAACGAATTGGCAGACTTTACTCCAGAACTCGATTGGGAAACTCTACGTACTAATATGAAACAGTACGGTGTACGTAATGCTACACTAATGGCAGTAGCGCCAGTTGAATCTAGTAGCGTAGTAATCAATAGTACTAATGGCATTGAAATGCCCATGAGCCTAATCAGTACTAAAGAAAGTAAAGCTGGATCTTTTGTACAAGTTGTTCCTGAATATCACAAGTTGAAGAACAAATATCAATTAATGTGGGAACAAAAGGACTGCGATGGATATTTAAAGACGGCATCTGTTCTCGCCGCCTATGTTGACCAAAGCATTAGTACTAACACATTCTATAATCCAGCACATTGGGCGGATCGTAAAGTACCAACTACATTGATTGCCAAGAATTTGATGCAAGCGCACATGTGGGGATTGAAAACATTCTACTATAGTTTGATTAACAAAGCTGGTAGTAAAGCAGATGCAGAAGAAGCTCCTACAATGTTAGAAGCTATTGATTTTGATGATGAGGAATCATGCGAAGCGTGTAAACTATAATGTTAGAAACTTGTTGTGATATATTAGTAGACGCTTATAAGCGTAATTGGATAACCAGTAGGGATGGTAACATTTCTATTCGACATCATGACCGTGATCATTTTTATGTAACACCTAGTGGTGTGCGTAAACAGAACATGCAACCAGAGATGTTTAAGAAGATTAAAATCTGGAGAACAATTAACAGTGGAGTTGGCAGTGGGGCTTTTAACTATAATTGGGAAGTCATTGAACAAACAGACTTATCAGGCAACTTAGAACCTAGTGGTGAGATGCCTTTGCATTTTGGACTACAAAAAGAATTAGGACAGCACAAAGACGATGTGCGTGTAGTTGTACACGTTCATCCAACTTACTGTATTGCGGCCATGCATGCCGGTATTGACTTGGCAACTGTTAGTGATAGTTTTCCAGAACTCAATCGTTATACCAAAGTAGCGCACAATGTAGGTGATGTGCCTCCTATTAGTGAAGAATTAGGCGAAGCGTGTCATCGCAACTTAGGACTCGACCGTGAAGGTAACATCAAGTTTGATATAGTAGGAATCAAAGGACACGGTGTGGTAGCCATTGGTAATACTCCGTGGCGTGCCTATGAGCACATAGAAAGATTAGAACACATTTGCAAGATAGTACTTGCTTCAGGAAAATATTAAAATGAGTAAACAACAATATAACTTAAACACAAAGACAGACTACCTTAATCGTAAGATGTTTCTAGACCCTGCTGGTCCAGTTACTATCCAAAGGTTTGAAGAAGTCAAGTATCATAAGATTGCTAAGTTTGAAGAAACAGCACGTGGTTTCTTTTGGCAACCAGAAGAGATTAGTTTGACTAAAGATAGTAATGACTTCAAGGATGCTAGTGAAGCAGTTAAGCACATCTTTACTAGTAACTTGCTACGTCAAACAGCATTGGATAGTTTACAAGGCCGTGGGCCAAGTCAAATCTTCACACCTGTTATAAGTTTGCCCGAACTAGAAGCACTGGTGTATAACTGGACTTTCTTTGAAACTAACATTCACAGCAAGAGCTACAGCCACATCATCCGTAACATCTACAACGTACCCAAGGATGTGTTCAACACAATCCATGACACTAAAGAAATTGTGGACATGGCATCAAGCGTTGGAGAACACTATGAAAAGTTACACAGAATTAACTGCATGAAAGAAATGGACGGATCAGTTAACGAGAAAGAACACATCAAGGCAATTTGGATGGCTCTACATGCAAGTTATGCGCTAGAAGCATTCCGCTTTATGGTTAGCTTTGCCACTAGTCTGGCAATGGTAGAGAATCGAATCTTTATAGGTAATGGAAACATTATTAGTTTAATTTTACAAGACGAGTTACTACACAAAGGTTGGACTGCTTACTTGATTAATCAGGTAGTCAAGGAAGACACACGTTTTGCTGAAGTAAAAGGAGAATGTGAACAAGAAGTGTACGAACTATATATGGATGTTATTCGCGAAGAAAAAGATTGGGCAACTTATTTGTTTAAAATGGGCCCAGTTATTGGACTCAACGCTAACATCTTGCGTGACTTCGTTGATTACACAGCAGTGTCTGCGCTTAAAGATATTGGTATCAAGTACCAACAAGCCGCACCACGCAGTACTCCTATTCCATGGTTTAACAAACACGTTGACACCAGTAAAAAACAAACAGCACTTCAAGAAAACGAATCGACAAACTATGTTATTGGTATTATGAGCGAAAGCATTGACTATAACGAGTTGCCTGTGCTATTATAAACATAAGGGAATAATCATGAAAGCAGTAGTATGGAGTAAGAATCAGTGCCCGTTTTGCGATCAAGCGAAATCATTATTAAAGATGAAAGAAATTGAATTTGAAGAGCGAAATGTAAGTAAGGACTGGACTAAAGAACAATTATTAGAAGCAGTACCCACTGCCAGAACTATACCACAAATCTTTATTAACGATCAATATATTGGTGGATATGACAAATTAGTCGAATGGATCGACAACAATCAGATATAATCTGAATACACGGAGAGAAAAATGTTACTTAATGTACCTTATAAAACAGGAGATGTAGTTAGTATGAAACTAGTTACAGGTGAAGAAGTTGTAGGAAAACTAGACGATGACGGAACTGATAGTGTAACTATCCATCGCCCGTTGGTGCTTGCGGCTGGCCCACAAGGAATGAGCCTTGCGCCATATATGATTACAGCCAATGATGCTGGCCTAGTTACGTACAAACGTACACATGTAGTTGCCATGGCCGCAAGCGCCAAACAAATGAGTGATAATTATCTGCAAGCAACTACCGGTATTGCATTAAGTTAAATAGTAATACTAGGAGATATAATATGCCATACGTAGCAGGAGGCGGCCCACAGGCTGATGCCGGATCACCAGAAGTTTTAGATGTTTTCCATAGCGGAAACGTGTATGCTAATTTCGTTCCTATTGCATTGTGGCAAGATCCACAAGGAACTGAAGCGGCAATCTTATCAGCAATTTCTCTTCCTTCTTATGTTAAAGAAACAGTATCAAGTGAGCACACAGAAGGCGATGCTGATAGTCCAGAAGATGTTATTGCCGAACAAAATAAATTAATTGCAAACGGTACGTTAGATGCCGCCGCAATTGCGGCAGGCAGAAATGCTACTTCGAGCAGAGATGATACTACCGGACCGTCGAATGTACCTGCCGAGACCGCAGGGTCAGTACAACTTAGTTCTGACGTTGACAACATATTATTATATGATAGCCCGTTAACTGGTATTAAATATTATGTCAAAACAGTTACCAAACAACCAAACGTTATATTTCCATACGATGTAGCCAGTCTTGCTCAACCAAATGGCACCACAGTTCAAGCAGTATGTGACAACCTCAGATTGTTAATTATAAATTCATTTGATAAAATTAAAAAACAATATCCTGATGCCTTTATGACTTGTTCATTTAGGAAACGAGGAGTAGGAAGTCCTACTAGCCAGCACCCCTTGGGCATGGCCTGTGATATTCAATTCTCTAAAGCAAGTATTCCGGACTATTTTACAAGAGCACAATGGGTCAAAGATAACACAGTATATGATCAGTTCTTATTGGAATATAAAAATACACCACGCAAAACGGCATGGTTACATTTAAGTTTTAACAAAGCCAATAATCGCAGACAAGTTTGCACATTTATGAACGATTTAAATGTCAAAGGTCCAGGTGTTACGGGTTTATATGATCTTTCTGGATCTTTATAATTGGACAAATTTATAATTGACATAAACTGATCTCTATGCTAAAATAATAGTATAGGGATTTTTTATGTTACTACAACTTCTAGATAAATTGGGTCGTAAACGTATTATTATGGATAGGGTTGATCATGAGCCTTATTTAGAGCGTTATTATATTTTCCTCAAGGAACGCAATTGGTTTCCATTCAATATATTCATACACAAATTTCTAAAATCAGATCCAGACGATGTACATGATCATCCATGGCCCTATGCCACGCTTATTCTAAAAGGCGGATATTGGGAATGGATTCCGCAGTTTGACAAAGATGGTAAAAAGTTTGGAGAAATAGCACATTGGCGCGGCCCAGGCCATTTCCGTACGTGTAGTGCTACCAGTTACCATCGTATTGAACTAGATCCTAGTGTAACTGCATGGACATTGTTTATGCCCGGGCCACACAAACGTGAATGGGGATTTTTGGTTAAAAATAACTGGGTACATAATGAAAAATATCTGGTAAATATGAAGCAACAACGACAGTAATTTAAATTGGTGTTTTTATAGTTGACAAGGATACCTTTATAATGTACAATGTAAAAAGAATAACAGTAATGAATAAACCGTTAATTGGATAATAGAACATAAATGGCACAACATACTAACTACTGGAGTTGTACTCCTTTCGCAGATTGGCTTCGCGGCACCAAAAAGCTCAGTGCGGGTACCGCAGAAGAATGGGACGACTGGACAACTGGGGCGCAGATGAAGCATAACTTCCGATATTGGCTTGCGGAAGAAGCACTTGGTCACATCCAAGATTTTGTAACATGGCCTATTAGGAAAATTCATGATATCAAGTACTACATTAACAACCGTTGGGTTAGTCGCACTCATAGTCTTACCGCTCATCCCAGGGATATTAAGCCTGGCCAATGGCAGGATGTGGGGAACCGCTTTTTGCCT